TATCGTAGTTACTGCCGACTTTGCCGACAGGACGAAAACCAAAAGGCTTATTAACGTTAGCCATTTGATTCTTCCTTAAAAAGTTTAGTCTTCGGCCTTACGAGGGCCACCAAAAGTAACTCGTGACTGCCGCTCCGGTTTAATGACTCGCATAGTGTCATGCGCATTAATCTTCATCAAATCGTTATCAACAGCCGTAATCTGTTCGCCTGCCCGCTGTTCATAGTGCGCTCCACGCTGCTCAGCTAACTCTTCAGGAATTCTCGCCAACATAACATCACCGACGCCAATGACGCCAGAATGAATGCCATTTTGAATCGAAGGGGCGACAAAGTCGGGGTACTCTTCAGCACGAACAAGCTCATACCCCTCGCGGAGTTTACCTGCTACGTTCTTGCTGTCGTCGTGACCACCAGCTTGTACACGAATCCAACGATGGCGATATCCCGGAGGTGCTTCAGGTGCATCTAGGTCCGAAGGACGTACCCATGACTTCTTACGCTCCGTTTTTTGACGGGTTTCAGCAGCACGTGTTGTGCGATCAATTTTTTGACTAGTCATGCTTATCTCCTTACGTACTTAGCGTACTCTTCCAGGGGGACACCTATTCTTTTAGCCATGGCCACTTCACTAGGTGTGAGTTTTATGGTCCTGCGCCCAGTTTGGCTCACGGATAAACCGCGAGTTGCAGGTGCAATACCAGGGGCGTCTACATTGGTATTTACCTGAGGCTTACGAAACTTGTGCGGAAACTCCTTACGGACTCTCCGATTTAACTCATCATAGTATTCATCGCTTGACAAGTCAAATCCTTCTCGTTCTAGCTGATTATGGATGGCAAAGGTCCCATTAGTCATTACCTCGTCAGAACCAAACCATTCATTCTCCTCTGCCCACTGCTCGGCCTTTTCATCTGGGCCGCGCTGCGCTTGCTGTGGGGGTTGCTGATAAACCGGCTGCTGGTAGGCCTGTTGAGGAGCCTGAGGCTGAACCTTGGGCCGTTGTGCTGCAACGCGGTTTAATTGATCCTGTTGGATCATTAATTGCGACAAGAGTTTCTGAGCTTCGACCACGGCTCTGCCGTCGTTTTGCTCCACAGCGTTTTGCAGGTTTGCCTCTGCAATAGAGATCTGGGAGTCAATCCGACCCTTGCTCTCCGTGAGGTAGCCCTGGTCTAGGTTATAGACCTTGGCCTGCATCTGCTGGAGGTTTGCCTGAACTTGCTTGGCATATTCCAAAGCCGCCTGCTCACGACGCTCCGACTCCCGAAGCTTGGCCGTCATCTTTTCGATGCGCTTTTTGACCTTGTTGCTGTACTCCTCGTGCTCCTGGGTCCCGCGCTCGGGGGTCTTTTTGCCTTCTGAAGCGGCATTTTTTGCCTCTTCTTCGTCTACCGCGGCAATTTTTGCCGTTCCGTCTTCTGCGATCTCAACCTCGGCGCCCTGTTCGCCCTCGCCCAGGTTGAATTCCAGTTGGTCGTCCCCAGAAGGGACTTGTACTGCATCTTGTACATCTTCGTTCTCTGGCATGGTTTTTCTCCTTATACCATGTGCGTGATGTCGTCCGGATCGGCAATAGTTGCCAGGACTTCATCATCGTTCAAAATCCGAATCTCTCCTCCGTCTATGCCAATACGAGCCCCGGCATACCGACCAAAGACAATCCAGTCACCTTTCTTGCACCACGGGCCGTGCGGAAACTTCTCCGTATCCCCATAGGCCAAAGGCCCAGTAGATACGACATATCCACATACCGTAGCGATTTGTTGCCGCTCCACCGCTTGTTCGGCCAAAACAATACCGCTTTTGGTCTTCTTGGGTGGGCGAAATGGTAGAACTACAATGCGCCAGCCTGTTGGCTTGGGGATTCGGTCCAAAATGCTCTGATCCATATTCTCAGGGCGATTCTGAAGCTCTTCCTCTTCCACCTTTTGCTCAGCCGCACGTTCGTCTGCCCACTTCTTTTGAAGCGCAGTCATTTCAGTCATCTATTTCTCCAATATTGCATGGCATCCGCCACGAGGTTAGGGTTTTTACTACTCGCTTTCTACTTTCGTTAGTATCCGGGTCATTTCATCTTCGACCATTTGCAAGCCTCGGACCTCACCGACCAGGGTGTGGTAATGGTCCGAGTTCTTGACACCGCCGTAAATCATTTGCTCGCCGATCTCGTGTTTGCGAGACCGGACAAGTTTGTACAACTGTTCGACTAAATTTTCCATTAGCAGATTTTACATCCTTTTGTTTTTCGGGCTGCGCCCTGGCCACGGACGCTCACCATTCCGCCTGATTTGTACGTTCCTACGCCAGGATTACCTTCTTCAGCCTCGTACGCGCGGGCCTCTGCGGGAACCTCTTCCATCATCTTGCGACCGGCTTTGTACTCGTCACGGGCTGCTTTGGCAGAAGTTGTAGAAATCTTGGATAGAAAGTCCTTCTCTCCCTCCATACCTTGCGTTGTCTTTTCCCGTGCTTTTTCTATCTTTGCACGCTCTTTCGGTGTTGGCTTGCGATACATGGGCATTTCGTGCTCCTAGTAGATTTTGGTGGGGACTTTGGCGTCTTTGCGCATTACTTCTTTGACGGGCCCAGGGACGCCCCCTGTTTTCATCTTGCGTGCTTTTCCTGCTTTAGACAGAGCAATGGCCACGGCCTGCTTGACCGCTTTGCCCTTGCTAGCTGGCTTGCTGGTGCCGATAGATCCGCTTTTCTTATACTTGCGGACCATCTCACCTATGTTTTCACTGACGACCTTGCGGCTGCGTCCGGGCTTTAATGGCATTTTGTTGCTCCATTTGTTTAAGTCGCATTAACGTTAAATCAGCCTTCTGGTCTGCAATAGCCTCTTGGGTCTCAAGTCTAGCGGCGTCAGTAACCATCTTTTGCTGCATTTCCTGGGTCTGCAGACCAATCTTCTGCTGCTCTGCCTGGATTCTAGCCTGATCAGCCTGGGCACGCTGAGCTAATTCCTGCTCTTTCAGCTTGATCAACGGGTCGGGTGCGCCCTCGCCAGACAACTGCGAAGACAATTGACGCAACTCGCTCATCCCTTGAGCCACCAACATGGCAACCATGGCTTCCTTCTGGATGTCCGACACAACGCCCTTGTTCTCAGGACCGTACTCGGCAAAGATCTGGGCCTCTACTTGCTCCTCGGCCTTAATCCGGACGTGCTCCAAGATGTGCTTGGTTAGGTTCATCGCACCCACGGGGTTAGCCTGCAGGATTGGGCTCATGCCTTGGAGCATGTGGCTCACTATATGAGCGTCATGTTGTTGGCCAGCAAAGGCTTTTAACTTCTTGCCGTCGATAGCGTCAGCGTTCTCGGTAGCCGGATCTTTGGGCCGTGGTTCCTGGGTATCGTCATAGTTCAAGACCATGTCAATGTCCCGCACACCAAGCGCCTCATACATCCGACGATAGGCCTCATACATATTGTGCATCTGGGGTGCAGACTGGGCCAGTTGCAACTGGGTTTGAGCCATCATGATGCGCTGGGCGCTGGAATGAACGTTGGGGTCTGCCACCGGCAGAACGTCCACACGGTCATCAAAGTCGTTTTTGAAGATCTTGCGATCGCCGCCTTCTACCTCGTACGGATACTCGTCCGGTAGATGCTTGGCCATGCAGTTAGCCAACAATTCAAACTCAAGCTTCTGGGCATAGTGCAGACGCTTGTGGATGCCCGACATAACATTGGCACCCTTTTCTAACATTGCTATTGTTGTACCCACTGCGGCCTGTTGGTTACCATCACCAACCTGCATATCAGCAATGCTGGCGAGCCTGCGACCACTGTCAATACAGAATCCCATCAGGGTATACAGCGTCTGGCTTGGCTCCTTGTACGGCAGGGGCAGCAATGACGAACTTAGGTCCGCGCCGCCCGCATCCACGTCACGCCACTCACCCGGCTGGAGAGGATCATCATCGTCCGCGATCCTCAGACCACGGGCTTTAAAGCCTGCTGGCAAATTGGCCAGCGTACCCGCATCCAGCAACTGCCTTAGTGCGGAGGTGGCAGCACGGTTGAGATTACCGATGAGATGTACAAGGCCATAGCCCATACATCCAGGGCCGGGAAGAAACATGTAGTGAACATAATATTGCTCCGGGCAGCAAGCTTCGTCTTCTTCCTTCCAGTTACGATAGATCGCCAAGACCTTGCCGCTGTCCTTGTCTACCGTAATGATGTAAGGCTTCTTAATCCCATCCTTGTCTTCAAACCCAGGGATGTCGTACAGAATGTGCGCTTCTAAGAGCGTGTATTCCTCGTCCATGTACCCCGGACTCTGGCCAGAGACACGGTCTTGCGCATCCGTGATTGGAGTTTCGCGAGGCGTAACCGGCGCTTCCTCCATCTCAAGGTCCAGATAAACGCCTGCCACCTGTGCCTTACGCAACGAGTTAGCCGACATAGGCACAACCTGAATACAACGCTCATTTTCCCAAGGATTGCTCGAACCATGGTAGGGCATCACAAAGTTGTCTGGCGTAATGAACGGCGACACACAACGCCGCTTGCTCTTGTCAAAATAAACCTTCTTGAAGGCCGACCCACCATAGCCCACGTACCAAAGCATCTGGTCGAAGTCCGGTGTGTACTCCTTCATCACCGTGGTGATCTCGTAATTCATGTAGTCCTTGACCCGCTTAGCCTGAGCCTCGCGCGAGCGGTTGGACTTGCCAATCACGGACGTGCGCACGGGCCCGCCAGGGGGCATGAGTTCTTTCATCGCCTGGGCCGAGAACTGGGTAATCGCCTCTGTCAGCAAAGGCACCGACACACCAGCCGCGCCACGGAAGGGCTTGGTACGCATCTCGTACTGGAATCCAAGGCTCTTAAATCCTTCGGCGTAGGTGCGCTCCCACTCGTCGCGTGAAGCAACGTCCGAGTCAAAGTACTCAAGGATCTCCTCACCGATCTTGGCCAGATCAGAAGCATCCATGTACTGCGCCAAGTTCTCGTAGTGCTTAGTTTCCTTGACCTCTTCCTCTTCGCCCATGGTGATCGTGGCACTGCCATCGGCGCCGATCTCAATACTTACACCCTCGTCTTCGCCTTCCGGCTCTTCTTGTTCAATCTCAACGTCAACTTCAGGCGCGAGCATCTGCTCTTGGCCCACGGCTTCAAGAGCCTTTTCGATGTTATTTAATGAATTTTTCTTGGCCATCACACTGCCCGATCATATAAAGGTTTATCTACCATGCCGCCCT